TGCTGCTGAAATTCTGTTGCATAATTGTATACTGCCATATTCTACCTTCTTTCTTATACTCCAAAAGCAGCGTTTAACTGCTCCTGTGTTGTCTGTGTGTTCTGTCCGTTTCCCGATGCACCAATCTGAAAACCACCGGATACCTGCGCCTGCGGTTTTAAACCTGGAATATCTTCCAGTACCTGTGTTAATGCGGATTTAATGCTTTCTGTATTAATTTTTCCGTCTTCACCGACCGCTTTATCCAGTTCTGCCATTTTAATGGCATACGGAACGGTTTTGACATCTAAGCCAAGTTCCAGTGCCTGAATTGTCGCTTGCTTTTCCAGTTCTGCACGCCTTACCTGTGTCTGTGCCTTGGCAAGCTGTTCCTGTATTGCCGCAACATCAGGTGTATTCTCGGCTTTCTGCTTTTTATAAGCTGCAATCGCCTGTTTCATTTCATCTTCACTCATGCCCTGCTGCTTAAAATAGCCTTTTAATACCGTATCTTCTGCTACACTCTGCTTGCCGCTGATGATACCTGCCAGCTTATCATAGTCAATTTCTGGTGTTGCAGAGGTACTCTGCACTTCCGGCTGTTTGCTTTCTGCCTGCTGCCCTTCTTCCGCAAAATACTGCAAGTTTAATGGTACATTTCTTTTCATTTTCTTGTGTTCCTCCTTTTCCAGTTATAGGGTGTCTCCCTTTTTCAAGTTTTTGGTGTGGCTCACCTTCCAGTTGTTATCCCAGTGGCTCTGCGTAGTTTAAGGTCTTCGGACCTGTGTTGCACCGGTGCAATCCGGGCATATAAAAAGGACGTTCATTTCTGAACGTCCTGATTATTAATATTTTCTTGTTGATTTTTCTTAATATTGGATATAATATAATTAAGATATCTTATAAGGAATCGATACCTTACCCCCTTTGGGTGAGGCCATCGGTTCCTTATTTTCTTATACCAAGGCTATCTCCAATTCTCCCAAACCCACTTCTTTACTTTGTCATATGCTTCAACCGCCTCCTGCGGTGCGTTTTCAAGATGACAACCAACCATATAGGGTTCATATATAGCAATCAGTTTTTCTATTTCTTCTGGAAATGGTCCACTCATTTTTCTCCTTTATTTTTTAAGCAGTTTATCACTGTTCCTGCTCCCATGCACATTTTTTAAATTTTTCCAATGCTTCCACAGCTTCCTGCGGAGCATTTTCTAAATGGCAACCCACTAAGTAAGGTTCAAATGTATCTATAAGTTTTTGGATTTCCTCCGGATATATGACTTTCATAATTTTTCTCCTTTTCTTTTAACTAATGTCATATATTCTGCTTCTACTTCATCATAACGCTGCGCAATATAACTTTTTTTCGCATACTCACTTATCTTACCAACATTATATTCATTGATTCCTAACGCGTCAATCCTTTTCTTGCACTCTTTAATCTTCAATTCTCTTAATATCATATGCTACTGCACACTGATGTTCTATTTTACAACATCTAGCCTTATCCCAACCTTTAACAAAATATACAACATCCGCCTGTGATAGAAGTTCTATTGATTTTCCTAAAAACCACAATGGCTTAGCTTCTGCTGGTGCTCCTTCAAAAAAAGACTCTATAACTTCTACTTTCTCACCTAATAGCAGCTCTGCATATTCTATTGCCTTTTTCCTTGTTTCTTTTATTTCCTCGTCTGTTTTACCTGCCATAGGCTGGCTAATAAATAGTTTTTTCATACTGTCTTGTCCTCACTTTCTTAAAATTGGGTATAAAAATACCACCAATCTCTCGACTGGTGGCTACTCATCTACTGTTCCTGTTCCCAGGCCCACTTTTTACACTTATAAAAAGCATCTATTGCTTCTTGCGGTGCATCTTTTAATTCTCCATCTTTAATATTTAACCTATAAGGTTCATATATCTCCATTGCTTTCTTTATTTCTTCCGGATAATCAATAATCATAATTCTTTCCCCTTTGATTTTATAATCGTCATATATTCGGCTTCAACTTCATCATATCTTCCATAATCCAGCATTTTTTCCGCATAATCACTTATCTTACCCACATTATATTCATTTATACCAAGTACGTCAATTGTTTTCTTGCACTCTTTGTTTAATTCTCTAATGTACTTGCCATAGTTCTCTTTAGTGATATTCCAGCCTTTACTTCTAAACTTTTCAGCCTGCTTCATATGCCACATTTCATGATATTCTGTAATCGCCTTTCCCCCCACAATATCTTCTGAAACGACTTCAGGTATATAGTATACAACATTATCTACTGCATTATATTTGCCATATGCCTCTAATTCTTCATATGAAACAATTCTAATCTCAGGTTTTCTATTCTTTGAAATTCCCCACAATTCCATTGCCTTCATTGTATTGTTGTAGATTTCATGCAATGCCCTCGGCTTAATATTTGCCTTATCAGATATATAAACATCTCCTTTATAGTCCTCAACTTCGCTAATATTTATATTTCTGTTATTTTTAACTTCAACTATTTTGCTTTCACCTCGATTTACAGGTTTATACTCCTGTTTTGAATCAACCTGTTTTTCCCACTGCTCCTTCCGTGCCGCATACATTTTTTTATTATCATCATCAAGAGAATACTTTTCAAGGCGGTCAAACCGTTTTGCCTGCCTTTGGGCATATTTCTGTTTTTGTCCCTCGTTGTAATCACTTTCAATCTGCTTTAATTCAGTATCTGTATACGGCTCTCCATACTTTGTAATTCCTTCAAAGTACGTTGTATGTATGTCTTTACAATTCGGATGATAAAGACCTGCAGCGATTGCCTGGCTCATCAGCTTATGTTTTCCGTCCGGGACACCGCCGCTCCATACATCATCTATTAGTATCTTGCCACAAAACGGCAGGCACTTCGGACAGGCATTTCCACGCTTTTTTACAATTACGGTCGTAACACCCCATTCTTTTCTCTTTTCACCTTCTCCCGTCAGATATGCCCGCTTATCTGCCGTTCTAATTGCCATACCGGCATATTCTTTAATATTGTGCCTGCTTCCATCTTTATACTCAATACAGTTGATACCGGCACTTAGAAAATCTCTTGTCGCCATATCCACTGCCTTTTCATATGTCCCCGCACCTGTATTGGCATAAACCTGTGCATTGAATATAATCTGGCGGTATTTGTCATTTGCCATTCTAAGCGTAGCGTGCTCTGCTTTCGACAAGTCCTTTGTTGTTGCTTTTACCAGTGCCTCTATCTTTTTATCATTCAATCTAAAAAAAGCAGCTTCCATACCCTGTCCGGGTGGTTTCGCTGCTTTAAATCCATTTTTAATTGCTTTTAATATCTGTTCTTCCTGCTCTGAACCTCCCTGTGCGCGGGCTTCTTTTATCAATTCCTCTACTGAAGCGTTGATGTTGCTGAACCGGCTTGAAAATTTCTCTGCATTGGCTTTCTTGTACTGTTCCAGTGATTTCAACTGTTCTATCTGCCATGCAGACCAGTTATATCCCTCTTTTGTTTCCTCTGCACGGTGCTGTTTAAAGTTGCGAATCATGGAGTGTATCAATTCATCTTCGATTGCACGAAACGCTTTTTCAATATCATATTCGCCGTTTACATATTTGGGCAACTTTATTCACCTCATTTCGGAAGTGCCTGTACTTTATTCACTGTGAATCCATCGTTTTCCTCACTGACCGATACCTGTTCCATTGTTTCAATTCCCTGCTCTGCTTTCAGCCGTGATACTTCCTGTTTCTTCCATTCCTCATCTTTGGAATCGCCATATAATTCTTCCACAGATGCTTCAATACTCATAATTCCGCCCTGTTTTCCTTTGGAAATTGTTTCAACCTGGCTCTCAAAAGATGGATTGGCATATTCTCCAAACGGTATTTCCACCGTATGGCTGGTTACGGCCTGCCTTGTCAATACCTCATACGTCTGGATCGCTGTATTGACTACTTCCGGCAGACTGTGTTGAATCGTTTCAACCATCTTGTTTCTTGTGTACAGTGTTGCCTTTTCTTTTTCTCTCTGTGCTTCTGCATTATCCAGCTTCTTTACATCAATCCCCAGCGTAGAAGGACTGATTAATCCCTGTAAACACAAATCCAGCGCCGTTACATAGGTACTCAGGTAGCTTTCATGTGGAATCTGTGGCTGTATAAGTTCAACCTTGTCCTTTCCGTCCTCAGATAAACTTCCTTCTACCCGTAAATACTGGTTATCAAAGTCATTCGGTTTTATGATTTCTCCTGTGTCAGGATTCCTCGGACATAGTGATGTTGGAATATATTCTTTTGACCTGCCTCTGCGCAGCGCTTCAAGCCACTGGCTCCATACTTCATCCAACGCATCAAAGTTGTCACATTTTGAATCAAATACCGATTTTCCCCTGCCTTCCCACTTATTTGAATCATAAATCTTAAACGGAACCGCCATCATAAAATCGCCTTCCCATGTTACAGATTCCTGTAATCCTTCTGTCATTGGAATACTGTTTAACGGCACTTCATTTCCATTTGCATACAAGTGTGAGTAGATGCCGTTTTTTACGTATGTTTCTTCCAACAGGTATGTCCTGTGATTGTACCGATATACCGTTTTAAAAATAATCCGGCTGATTCTTCCATGCTGATAGACGTATTCTATATTTTCACCGGATATGAACTCAATCAACGGATATGGGCTTATTGTTGTATTAATCGTAAATTTAAAAGCTCCATCACCGACAACCAGTGTCTGTGTCAGCGCTTTTGTCATTACCGCTTCAAAATTATTATCCTTTGCTATCAGTTCCCACTCCTCCTGTTTTTCCGATACATTGATACTGTTCATGTCTGACATTACAATAGATACCAGCATATCAACGATATTCGCAGGAAGTCCTGTGTGGATTTTTCTGATTGCCCTTCCCGGTGTGGGAACAGCTTTCCAAAACAGTGTTCTGTCAGCATCAATACTCTTATACAACTGTGATAATTCGTCTGACTGCCCTCTGTACCATATTTTATTTTTAATTGCATTGGATTCATAGTCCAGCTTTTCATTGATGTATATTGTACCGGCCGGTGCTGGCTGAATTTCTAAAAAGCTTCTGATTCCGTTTCTTACTTTGTCTGCCATTTTACCTATCAACCCCATTTCTTCTCACTCCTATCTTTGTACGGTAAGGAATCCAGTTGTACTGCACACTGTTTACCATATGGTCATTGCCGTCCTCCGGCTCCTGGTCCTTGTCTTCTCTCCACGAGTATTTATCCAGTTCTTTGATGTAATTCTCACAAGTATTCACAATATAATAGCACGGCTCTTTTCCGGTATCCGCATTGTAATCCATCCAGCCGAGCTGAAGCATGATTCTGTCAATTATCTCCACCTTTTTGTAGGCATTATTAAAAACATACAGACATTCCGGGTGCATCCTTTTGTACTTTGCAAATTCTGTTAATGTTGCCTGATCAGCTGAATCCACAAATGTATTCCGTGCCATGCCACCCCATTCTTTTCTGTTCCTCTCAAGGAAATCCACAAAATTCACAACCGTATCACTCGGTGCAATCGGAGTATCCTGTCCTGCATTGTTATATACCTTTTCATCCAGTACGATATAGCGCCCTTTATTGGTAATTGCCGAAAAAGACATGGCGATTGTATCTGAGCTTTTGGTTGAATATGCCGTATCCAGTCCAGCAGTGAATATTTCAAAATATTCAGCCTGCTGCCGTTCTCTGTCTTTGATATACTTCTTTGCAGCTTCTTTTGTAATCAGGTGCTTTTTATGGGAGAAATTACAAAAGACAAGGCCTGTCGCCTTGCCTCTCAATCCCTGTATTTTATTTTTGTACATCTTTGTTCCTTTCGGAACTGCATCTATCTTTTTCTGTATATCTTCCTGTGTCATTGAAGCATTATCATAAAATGTAAAATACCAGTGGATCCAGCCTGTGACCGGTTCTTCTTTTAATTCGTCAAGAAGCTCTGCCGGATAATCTTTTACGTACTTTTTTAACGGTCTGCTTCTGTTGATAAACTCCTTGTACACCGGAATATCCGGTGCATCAGGATTGGAAGTCGTTATCATGTACCTGCATCTGTGCGTTATTTCCCTCAAAAACTCCATATCCGCAATATTGACCTCATCAATATACACACAGCCTACCTGTGAACCTAATACTTTCTTCCATTTTGCTTTATTATCATAACCGCATACATAAATATACCTGATTCCGTTTGGTGTCTTATATTCAATGTGTGGCAGTCTTATTCTGCCTTTGCCGTTTGGATTGTACGTTGCCAGTC